CCTATATGCGGCAGACAGACACGCATAAGACTCTTTGAGTTTACGCTTACGTATTGTGAGCATTGTGGAAGTACTTATGGCTGTAAGTGTCATGATGCAGAATTAAAGATCTATACAGTAACAGAACATCACACAGAAGAATCAGACTGGTAATTATAACCGCCATGATGATCTTCGTTCGTGATCCGAACAAACTGCGGGTATGGGCAGATGAAAGCAGATGATGGCAGTGTGTTATTTATGTTATTAATGTTATGTATATTACCATTGTTATACATATTATACAAGTTATTGGGGGGGGGGTGTGTATCTAATGTATGCGAACGAAGATGAGTTAGAGAGATTGAGAGAGATGATTTAGTCCTTTTTCATCCTTCTTTCTTATATATTTTTTTTTATAGGTAAAGAGCTAATCTTCTTCTCTCTTCTTATACTATCTTCTCTACACCCTTCTACACACTCTATGTTCGTATAATATAGAGGACAGGGGGGGTAGGAATAACATGTATAACTTGTATAATAGATATAACACAGGGAACAATCTGAACACAGGGAACACAGGGAACATTGTTATTGTGTTATTGGAGAGGTGTTTGCTTGTTGACAGACGGTTTCAGATATGATATAATGGATTTATAATGAGTGTTAGATAGGAATATAAAGGGAGGATATAAAGATGAGTCATATAATTAAACTTGGAGCACAGGCAATCACGGATGATATGATGATAAATGTTGAGAAGGATAAGAGAGTGCAATCATTAGCATGGCACGCAGGCTTTTATGCTGGGTTGTTTGAGGCAGGTATGCTGACTAATGATGAGTTAGATGAGTTAACCAATGAGTTGAGATAAGGGAGGACAGAATGGAGAGTAAGAACAAGACAGATGATAAGACCTTTGTGGCTAACATCAGATGTAATATCAAGCATATAGCCGCCATCGCAAGTTATTTAAACAGTCGAGGTGTGTTTGTTGAGACCAAGAGCAGAGTGGCATCTGAGGCCATTAAGATCTTAGCATATGGAGTACCACAGAAGGTTGATACTCTTCTTGATGCTGTCAGGATATTGAAAGACCTGGGATATGATGAGAGTCTTGATAAGAGCAGTAAATACTATGGGGCGTTGACTAAGGGTATAACTATTGAGATGGAAACAGAGACCATAACGGAGATAACACAGAGACTTGTAGATGAAGATCGTAAGAAGGGTCAGCCTGCCACAGTATCTATGGGAGATAGAAAACTCATGGAGAGTTCTCTGGATATGGTTGATAATGATGAGAAGTCAGATCCATCTGAACCTCTGGATATGCCAAGTAATGAAGAGGCAAGATCAGCCTTTGGAGACATGAGTGGAGCACCAGTGGAAGATGAGGGTGAGAGATAATGATAACTATGTTCGATTTTCGGACGAAGATAAACGGATTCTTTTAAGATATGGAAGGAGAAAATTATGACAAGAGATCAAGACATTGGAAACTTCAAACATTGGCTGATAGATATGCAGAAGGAACAGAATAATCTTAAATGGAAGACTTGTTGGAGAGATATTATTGAAGATATTCTCGGAGGGTTTTTGCTCTTTCTGGTCATACTCATCTTATGTATGCTGGGAGGAGTATTGATATGAGCACGATTAAAGAGATTATCATGGAACGGGAAGATATGTCTGAGGATGATGCAGATCTTCTTATTGCCGATGCCAAAGCAGACCTTCACCTTAGGTTAGCCACAGAAAGATCTGTTGAAGATATCTGTGATGAATGGTTTGGACTGGAAGAAGATTATTTAGAGCAACTAATATAAGGAGGATTATGAAAAAGCGTAAACAGAGGACATCAGAAGAACAAAGAGCACTTGAAGCAGCATTACAAGCACTTCCGAGATGTGCTAGATGCAATCAGATGTTGACATCTCATGCTGATAGATCAAAACCATCTGAGTTGGTAGAATACATGGGTATTCATTGGACACCTAAGCATCCTCAGTATATGTGGATGTATCCTTCTGCAGAATTAGAGCTACTCTGTCCTTATTGTCAGAGTAGACTTAATCCACCAAAGGCAGGAAAGGAGGGATTAAAGATATGATAATTGAAAAGAAGATAAAGATGATACTTCCATCTGAGCATCTTGGAACACTTATTGCATCTGAGGACGCCAAGACACAGACTCAGGTGCTTAAGGGGATGGCAAGTAGACAGCTTATGAACTGTATTGGTCATAATCAGCCCATTATTAATCTTGCTACTTTACTTGACCATGAGACAGTTCTGTGGATTGCTAGAATTTATAAGGAACTTGTAAAGAAGGAGAGAATACCTAAAACTGTTGATAGAGAGATTCATTCATGAAAAAGATTCATGAGGAAGATTCATAACTACGTTCGTTTTTCGTACAAAGATGGAGGTTGTTCTTATGACAAAGATTCTAGGAAAATACTTTAGTGAGGAATGTCAAGCATGGGTAACAGTCTATGCACCAGTTAAAAGAAGACCTAAACAACTCACACATCTGAGAAATGCTCATAGAATGAAGGGTGCTGAGAAACCTAACAGACTTGAAGATAATATCAGTACTGAGGAGAAACTCAGAATGGAAGCAACTGTATTCTTAGCAGAAAAGAAAGAGGGAGGTGAGTCAACGTGATAAGACGTAAGAAAGGTCAACGCAAGACATCTCGTAAATCAATACTATTCTTATATAGAGGAGTGAACTATGATAAACTCAGGAATACTGAAAGATCAAGAGACAGAAACATTGAAAGATCGAATGAAGAACCTTCATCAAGTAATCTTAGAGAAACGAACTAGGATCAACAAGCATAGGCAGCTTGTAGTACAGATGGAGACCAACTGTGGAGAGCTTGCCCGTGAGTATGAGCGGATTGACAGGGTTCTGTTTATCCGAGCTGGTAAGATCAACATTATCAAGAATCGTGTTACAAAGATGAGAGATAAAAAGAAAGACATAAGCGCTCTATCAGATGTTGAGGCTAATGAGCTCCTTAAGCAACTCTTAGATATAAGAGCAAAGAGGGCGGAAGAGACTGAAGGTAAGAAATAGATGACTTATGAAGAAGCTATTGACAGAGCAATCATCTACAAAAACACACTGAAAAAAATAATGTTTGACAGATGGTTTGAGAGTATGTATATTGGGGATAAATGGGAAATGACACCATTATCTTTTAACAACTGAATACTAACAAGAGGAGGAATTATGACAGAAGAAGACGAAATTGAAGAAGTAACTAATGATGAAGAAGTAACTCCTGTGGCAGGTTTTACTAACGTATGCACTATGAACAATCAGGCTCCTGATAAGATAGGTTCTATTCAGGTTGTGGCCAGAAAAGACGGCAAGGAAGCAATCGTATTCTATGATTATGGAGATAATCTGGCGGATATGGTTGAGTTGTTTGGGGCTGACGTGGTCTTCACTAATGCTCGTAGCAAGATGAAAATCGGACTTCAAGCAGGTCTCAGATCATATCTTAAATCTGGGGGTGATATTGAAGCACTCATGGGTAAGTACAAACCTGGTGTTGCACTAGAGAAAATTCCTGCTGACATGGGTAAAGCAACTGAGACATATTTCTCTGGCCTTGATGAGAATGAACAGGATGCTATGATAGCCCGTCTTATGGAACGTAAGAATGCCTAAAGATTAACATGATCAGGCACAAAACAGAAGCGGAAAGAGATAGGGAAAATGATATACTCTTTCCGCTTCTTTTTGGCTTATAATGGAGACATTTGTCAAGAGGAGGAACTTATGGCTAAAAAGATGGACAAAGAAAGATGGACAGATAGAAGAGATAATTCAAAGCTTCTGTTAGATGGTATAATAAGAGATCTAACAAGAATGAGAAATTCAAATGTTCTAGTTGGAGCAGAATATCATCGCTGTAACGTACTAATGATTAGTATTAAAGATGATCTGCTCACAAACTGGGATGAAAGAAGTAAAGTGTCAGAAGTAAGGTTTACTGAGAAAGGAGAAGATAATGAGTAAGCGATCAGGAATACAATTATTCTATCCTTTTGAGGAACGCCGTCTATGTGAGCCTAAATTTGGATGGACTTGGCCTGTGATAGTTCAAGCTAAACTTGATGGTGAGCGTTGTCGAGCAGTTATGACTTCTGCTGGATATAAACTATTATCATCTACATGTAATGAAATTATATCAGTTCCACATATTAATAAGTTTGCTAGTTCTTCTTTTAATCATCTTTCATTTGAAGAATTAGATGGTGAACTCTATCTTCATGGTAAGACTTTTGAAGAGATACATTCAATAGTCAGTAGAACTACTAATATGCATGAGCTATCTGAAACAATGGAGTATCATATATTTGACTATATATCGGATGAACCTCAGCTTAAGAGAACCACAAAACTCTCAGAGTTATCTATTCCAGAAGATAGTCCAATTAAGATAGTTCCATCCTTTGTAGCTCATAATATGGAAGAACTTATGGAGATTTACAAAAAGCTAATAGATACTGGCTATGAGGGTATAATTATAAGACACATGAGAGCTGGTTATGCTCGTAAACGTTCTCGTTTTGGTATGAAGTTCAAGCCTAAGAAAGATGATTTCTATAAGATAATGGAACCTCTTCAGGCTTTTAGTACTCATAGTACGCCGCTTGGTATGCTGGGTGCGCTGAGATGTTGTGGTTCTGATGATACACTTTTTAAGATTGGAGCAGGAAGACTCACGCATGAGGAGAGAAGAGAGCTTTGGAAAGACAGGCATCTCCTTCCTGACAAGTATGCCCATGTTCAGTATCAGAATATAACATCAGGTGGAGTACCTAGGTTTGGCCTTTGTATGGAGATTGTAGAGAAGAATCCAGAAGAGATAGAAAGTGAGGGAATATTATGACTATGTCCGAAAAACGAACGAAGGAGGTGGGAATCTTATGCCGAAGCCGACTGTTTATATAACTAACAAATCCGTACACGACTTTTCGGCTGCGAAAGCATTTGGCAAGCTGGTATATTTGTCAGAGAACTCTGTTGATAGATTTAATACAAGTAGAATCTACAGGATGTTTTATCCAGTGCTCAGGAAGAGTAAGAAGAATGATTATATTCTTGTAACAGGGCTGACTATTATGAACTTGATAGCAGCATTTATCTTTGCCCTTAAGCACAGACGGTTGAATCTGTTGTTGTTTAAGACTTATAAGGGAAAGAAGGAATATATAGAGAGAATTCTTATTGGAGACAAGGAGGAGCTATGAGAGCAAAAGATATTATAAAACTAATTGAAGAGAGAATAGATTTTGCAGAAGATACCATGAAAGTATATAATGATAGAAAGGTAGTACTACAAAGTCTATTAGACGTAATAAAAGAAGAGAAGAATAAGGAGGAATCTAAAGATGGACGATCCAGTAACTAAGATTATTATAGGTAAAGAAAAGGCTCCTCCTGAGCCGCCACTAACCCAATACCAGGAGGATAATAAAGCAGAGTTAACACTTCTGGCAATTCTCAGGGGTAAATCAGCAGGCTTTCAGCGAGATAAATGTAATGAAATTGGTGTCTCATGGGATGAGTATCTGAGACTTAAACGTAAATGGAAGAGAGTTCTAGAAAGGGAGGAGAGCTAATGACAGTACAAGAAATCAATGGTAATCATGGACCTAAAAAGACTAAGCTAAATATTAATCCAAATGAGCTTCCTATTTATAAGTGCTCTAATTGTAGTGGAGAAGCATTTATTAATGGAGTTGAGTTGAGAATTCTATCAGAGATTATCTCACCTTCAGGAAAAAGAGAAGTTATTCAAGGTCCAGTGCTTGTGTGTAGTTTGTGTGGTAGGAGAGTTCTACAGGAAGATTTACATTAAGATTTTTTAAAGGAGGTATAAATATGAGAGATAAAGAAACGATAGAAAGATGGATAAAAGAGACTAAGGCTATTATTAAAGAAAATGTTGAGGATAGTGTTCAGTATGAGAATGATTATGAAGAAAATCAAAAGACTCTTAATGATGATCTTAAAAGACTAAAAGAAGAAATTCCTTTTGAGAATTCTCTCAGAGGAATAATTCAGGCTCATGAGACAGAAACCTTTGCTAATATTGATAATATAATGCATACTCTGTATGAGCAGACTGGCAAGGGTTATAAGGTAACGATAGAGGAGAAAGAGGAAGAAGAAAGAGATTCTTCTATAAATAGTTTAGAAAAATCTATGAAAAAGGATGAATCAAGAAATGGTCATGATTGGAATAATCTGGAACTTAAAGCCCTTAATGAAAGTCTTCTTAATTTTATTGATCTTATGGCAGTAAAACATAGAAGAACATCACTAACTATATCATATAAGATACAAACCTTTATTAATGATATAATTATAGCGGGAGGTTCTTAATGCCATACTATAACAAAGATCTCTCCTATCCTGTGCCGCCCGCACCTTCTTGGGAAATCCAGGATGCATCAAAGGTAAAGACGGCTATGGAATGTTGGAGAAAATATTTTTTCGAGTATGTCCTTGGCTGGCGACCTGCCAGTGCTAACATTCATCTGATATTTGGCTCAGCATGGCATGAAGCTTTGGCTATGTTATATCTGTCAGATTTCTCAGTTGAAAGTGTTCAAAAAGCTTATTATAAGGGCTTTCTCCCATACTATCGAGCTCACTTTGATGAGTCTGATGATGAGATATATTCACCAAAGATACCTTCAAGAGCTTTTGTGGCCCTCGCAGCTTACGCAAACAGACATAAAGATGAAGAACGTGATTATAAGATTCTCTCTCATAATGGAGTTCCTATGGTTGAGATAGGTGGAACTATCAACCTGTCCGAAGATCGTGTTGTTACCTTTAAGATGGATACTATTATGGAAGGACCTCATGGAATCATCTCACGTGAGCACAAAACAGGTAGTTCAACATGGAACTGGAATCTTCAATGGTATCTGTCACCTCAGGTTGGTACATATTCTCACGTACTTTATTGTCTGTATGAGGAGAAAGACGTTCGTGGTGTAATAGTTGACGGAACGTTCTTTAAGAAGACTAAAGATGATGCTAAGAAAGACTTAAAAGATCCTTTCAGGCACTTTGACTTTATGGAAGTTCCAGTTTATAAATCACCTAGCAATATGAATGCTTGGCTGAATACTATGCTCTGGTGGCTTGATATGATTGAATGGAACTTTAACCTATTGGCTGAGTGTTCAGCAAAAGATAATATCATGAAAGCCTTTCCAATGAATCCTACAGGTTGTACTAACTGGAGTGGTTGTCCTTATCATGATCTTTGTATGGCTTGGGCTAACCCACTTAAGCATGTTGAGAGGCCCCCGATAGGCTTTCAGATTGAACATTGGAATCCTCTGGCAGAAGAGCCGAGAGTTATGCTTAATAAACTATAAGGGAGGTGATAAAGATTAGCACATTACTATCAATAAAGAAACATGCAGCAGAGATCAAAAAGATGTATGATGAAGATCCCCGCAATCTTACCTTTAACGCCATAGTTCACGGGCCTATTAAGACTGGTAAGACCTCTCTACTCAGAACCTGTCCAAAGCCAATTTTTGTTCATAGCTTTGATCCAGGTGGAACACTGGTTCTCAGGGATATGATAGACAAAGGTGAAGTCTTGGTTGATACAAGGTTTGAGAAGGAAGATCCTTTTGCACCTAAGGCTTGTAGGCTCTGGGAGGATGAGTTCAATTATCTCTATCGTAAGGACTTCTTCTCTCATGTAGGTACATTTGCGATTGATTCTATGACTACATGGGCACAGGTTGTGATGTATGAGGTAATCAGACGGGCTGCAAAGGTTAAGAAAGATCGAGAGGTTGGAGGAGCTCCTCAGGAAAATGACTGGCTTCCACAGATGGCATTTATAGAAAATTATATGAGGAAATTCTTATCCTTGCCATGTAACTGTGTCTTGCTGGGACATTCTGATCAGCCTAAGGATCGTGAAGGTAATGCAGTTGGAGATCTTGGGATTATGATAACGGGTAAGCTGAGGGAGAGAATTCCTGCTCTTTTCAGTGAGATTTATTATCTCAGAATCAAGGATTACAAAGCTGAAACACGAGAATTACTAACAAAACCTGTCTATGGAATTCAGGCAGGTTCAAGATTGGGGAGAGGAGGAAAACTAAATAAGGAAGAGCCACCTGACATAAAAGCTATTATGAAAAAGTGTGGACTTGATACAACAGATAAGCCGTTGTTTAAGGATCTTAAAGAGGAGGTGAAAGAATGATAGAACAAAAAGGAAAATGTATAGAAGCAAATTGTCAGATACCTGAGATACTTAGTAAGGGTAGAGATAGAGTAAATGATCTAGATAATATTGTAGGTGTTTTGGAGGACCGTCTAAATAATCTTCTAACAGAAGCTTTTCCAGAACCAGAGGAAGTTGATAAGAAAATTTCACAACCTTTGGTAATTGTGGCTACTGACATAAAAGATATAGTAGAAACTGTTAGACTTAATACAGCCAGAATACAGTCAATAATTAACCGATTAGAAAACTAATCAACAAAGAAAGGGAGGATCAACATGGGAGAAAGTTTTTTAGATTTTACAGATGGAGAAGAAGATTTGGATGGTGCTGTTGAACCACAGGCAGCCGAGGATGGAGAATATACACTTAAGCTCGTTGACTGGCAGACAGATAAGAAAGGTTCTGTTCTGAGAAAGGATAAGAATGATGATCCTTATATCATGCCACTGTTTGAGATCATCGAGTGTGAAGAAGCAGCATTTGCAAAGAGCTTCTCACAGTTCCTGCGTATTCCTCATGATGGTCTTAACGCAAAGGACAAGAATGCGGCTAAATGGGACCTGAAAGCGTTTTTTACATGCTTTGGGATTGACTATACTCAGCGGGTTGACTATGAGGAATGTGTTGGAAAGACTGGCGATGCGCTTCTAATTGTTACACCTGATGAGGGCTATGGTGAGCAGAATAAAGTGAAGAAATTCCTGAGTCCAAGATAGATGAAAGTTGCTGGGATGGCGGAATTGACAAGTATACGGTTAAAGTCCGACATTGCTTGTCATTGGAGATCAGACGTATCCACGCTGGATGGAGATAGACGAAAACGCTTAGCGGCATAAGTCCTTCGTGCAGGTTCGAATCCTGCTCCCAGCAATCATCTTAAACACAAAGGAGGTGAGAAGAATGCCATTATACGAAGTAGCAATAATAGCTAAAGCAGAAGAAAATGGAAAAGAATTATTAGTCTTTGGGCCTAAAGCCGTTATAGCAAAAGATGATAAAGATGCTATTTTTGTTGCAACTGCTATATTTGCAAAAGATTCAGATAGAGATCTGATAAACTTAGATACAAAAGTTCTTGTACATCTTTTCAATTAGGGGAGTTAAATGATTGGATAACATTATCTAATAAATTAACTCCCTTTGAACTTAAAGTTCCTAATAACTCAGTTCTTGAGAAACATGCTAAAGAAATGGATAAGTTATTTCCTAGTACACAGGACTCTTTTATTCGTGGATATTTAGAAAGTTCTTAAAACTATTGAATCTAATAAATGTCAAAATGTTACTTATACAGGAGCATAATCATTAACCTCCATACGAAAAACGAACAAAGCACAGGAGAAAAACTATGTCACAGCGACCACGACTTTCAATAGATCTAACGATAAAACAGCAGAAGTTTCTACAGAAGCTTCCTTTTGGCATGAAGCAGCAATTAGTCTCTACTTTAGTCAATATGCTTATTGAGATGACTGAACGCTGTGGCATGGAATCTCTCGGAATTGTTATGGCGAAAGCTATTAATCTTGAAGACTATTTTGAAAAGGATCTTGATAGGGAGGAAGATAATGGATGAAAGACAAATAGTAAAACTTTTTAGTGTATTACTTCAGATTGAGCAAAATACAAGAGGAGTAGATATTTTAGATAAACCCATAGAAGATGATTCTAAAGATGCTACTCATATAAACATACTCAGAACAGTCTTCTTTGAGAAATTAGATGCTAAGACAGGCTGGGGAAGAAATGAACTAAAGAATTTATTTGATGATTGTATTTCTTTAGTTAAGGAGTATCCATTCTAATGGCGACGCTTAAAAACCTACATAAATCAATCTCTGAGATGTCTAATGAGGAAGTCTTTAATCACATTAGATATCTCAGGGAGCTGAGACGAGAAATCCCTGTAAAAGTGGCAAGGAAGACAGTTGCTAAGAAGCAGGGAAATAAGCAAATCTCGATAGAAGAGCATCTGAAGAAGATGGGTGATGCTGACAGGGAGCTAATCCTTAAACGACTTTTAAAAATCAAGGAGAATAGAGATGCTGGATATACTAAAGATTAGTAAGATCAAGGTAGCTGATGTATTGATGCGTGATATTGAGGTAGGAGAGAGGTTCAGAAAAGATCTTGGAGATATAGAATCTCTAGTTCAGAGTATTAAAAAAGATGGTCTGATTCAGCCTATCTCAATAGCCGTTAATAAGCCGGGAGCAGAGAAACCATACCTGCTTGTTGCTGGTGGGAGACGCTTTAAGGCTCTTGAATTTCTGAACACAAAGAATGAGATAGAATTCATAAGCTGTCGAATATATGAGAAAGAACTGACGGAGCTTGAGTTAAGACTTCTGGAGTTCGCTGAGAATCTCTATCGTAAAGATCTCGGTTGGCAAGAAGATTGTGATCTTAAGTCAAGAATCCTTAACCTCCAGCAGAGGATACATGGCGTAAAGATGTCTACGGCCAGAGATGCTCCAGGGTTTTCTCTTACTGATCTTGCAAGAATGACGGGTAAATCAAAGGGAGCTCTATCAGATGATATTAATCTGGCTAAGATGATGGAGGCTACACCTGATGTAAACTGGAAACAATTCAAGACAAAGGATGATGCAAAGAAAGCTTTAAAGGGTGCTAAGAAGAAAGTAATCCAAGCATCAGATGCTGTTAAGGCCAGAGCCTCTCTTGGTGAAGGAGAGAGTCTTAAGAAGAAGATTATTAACTCATATCATGTAGAAGACTTCTTTACGGGCGTTAAGAAGATCGGCGATAGTACTATGGATATTGTTGAGCTTGATCCACCATATGCTATTGATCTGGAGAAGCAGAAGAAAGACTATAATTACACAGGTTATAATGAGATAGATGCTAAGGATTATTCTGAATTTATGTATAAAGTTTTTTCAGAATGTTATAGAGTTCTCAAACCTAACAGTTGGCTTATATGCTGGTTTGGTCCTGAACCTTGGTTTGAGGCTATACATCAATGGCTTCTTGATACTAAATTTAAGAACAAACGTATGCCTGCTGTATGGATTAAGGGAGAAGAATCAGATGGTCATGTTGTTGAGAAGACATCTGGTCAGTGTATGCAGCCTGAAAGAGATCTTGCCAAAGCATATGAAATGTTTTACTATGCAAGGAAAGGTATTCCCACTCTTGCCAAACCAGGTCAGACTAATGTCTTTGGCTACAAACCTATCCCACCACAGCAGAAAGTCCATCCAACTGAGCGTCCTATTGAGATGATTTCAGATGTTCTCACAACTTTTGCACAGCCCAATGCTAACGTGCTTGTTCCTTTTGCTGGTTCAGGTAATACTCTGATAGCTGCAGCACAAAATCAGATGATACCGATTGGCTTTGATCTTACGAAAGAGTATTTTGAGAGCTATATTATTAAATGTCATAAGATGTTATAGCTATGAATTGGCTTAAGATTCGTAACTCTGACTGGTATGATATAGTTTTAGATTTTCTTATTGCTATTGGTTATATTAGTTTTATGGCTCTTATTTATTTTGTTTTTACTGCTTTTTTTGAAAGGAGGATATTTTGATCTTACCAAGAGCTAAAACAACTGTTCCTCCTGCAGGAAGATTTGATGCTCCTTATGTTTTGATTGGTGAGCAGCCTGGCCGTATTGAAGTTCGTGAACGTAAGATGTTTGTCGGTCCTGCTGGAAATGAACTTAACGCTGATCTGAATGCAGCTAATGTTGATAGACCTCTTTGCTATCTCACTAACGTGATTAAGGATATGGACTATCATAAGGACAGATATATTCAACTTTATAAGAATCGTAAGCTGCTTCCAGATCCTATTGTGTCTCAGGCTGGTCAAGCATACCTTGATTTCCTGCAGTGGGAGCTATCTCAGACAACATCTAAATACTTTGGAGCTATAGGTGGAATAGCATTGTTTGCTCTGACAGGTAGAGTTGGAATTATCAAGTGGCGTGGAAGTCTTCTTGATTGTACACTGGTTGAGGGCAGGAAAGTTATTCCAATGCTACATCCATCTACTGTCATAGCTCCTACCAATCAGTATCTGAACAAGCGGCTTATTATCTTTGATCTCAAACGTCTTCGTAAATATCAGTCAGGTCTGATGGTAGCTACAGATCGTGAGGTCTCAATTGAACCCACCTTTATCAATGCTATGGACTTCCTTAATTATATTCAGCAGAAGGGACTTGAAGGAAATCGTATCAGCTATGATATTGAAGTCTTTATGAATCGAGTTCACAAACAGGTAAGCTGTATTGCATTTGCAGTCAACCGTCATGCTATGTGTATTCCTTTCTCTGAGAGTAGTGGAGATTATTTTATCCTCAGACAGGAAATAGAGATATGGAAGAAGATTGCAGAGGTTCTGGAAGACTCACGAATCAGAGTCTGTGGTCAGAATCTTACCTTTGATGGACACTTTTTGCTGAGAAACTATGGTATCAGAGTCTCTAACCTTGATGATACAATGATAGCACAGAATACTATGATGCCAGATTATCCGAAGGGTTTAGACTTCATTACAGCTCTCTGGACAGATCATCCTTATTATAAAGCAGATGGAAAAGCGTTCTTTAAGGGTAGTGGTAAATACAGAAAGTTCTGGCAGTATAATGCTACTGATGCATTGATCTGTGATGAGGCCCTACCAAAGCAGATGACAGAGATAGAAAGAACTAATAACATGGAGATCTATCAGGCACAGACTAAGCTCATTGAGCCTCTTGTATATATGATGGAGAGAGGTCTGAAGGTAGATGTTCATAAGATGGAGACTGCAGGGCGAGATTATGAGAAGAAGATAGAAGATGCTCAGATTAAACTTAATGCTTTGGCTGGTCATGCACTGAATGCTAATAGTCATAAGCAGCTAAAAGATTATTTCTATGGTGAAAAGAATATTAAGCCCTTCAAGTCCAAGGGTAAGGATTCTTATGATGATCTTGCTATGAAGAGAATGATAAGAAAAGACATACATGAAGCAAAGCTTATTCAGAATATAAGACATTATACGAAGCTTAAATCAACATATCTTGATCTGACAAAGATAGATAGTGATGGAAGAATAAGATGCTCATATAATCCTGTCGGTACAAGATACAGTAGGCTATCATCAAGTAAGAATATCTGGGGAACTGGTGGTAATCAGCAGAATTGGCCACATAATCTTCAGGAGTTTCTAATCCCTGATGAAGGATATGTTTATTATGCTTTTGATTTAAGTCAAGCTGAGAATCGTATTGTTGCTTATGTCGGTGAGGTTATCAATATGATAGAATGTTTTGAGAATAATATTGATGTTCACTCAAAGACAGCTCGAATGATTATGAGGGTCTTCTATCATATGAAAGAGCTTGGAGAACATGGTGTCTATGATTTATGTCCTCTTGGTGATGGTACTCAGAATTGGCGATTCTGGGGTAAGAAAGCTGATCATGGATTCAACTATGATTGGGGATATAGGAATTTTTCTCTTAAGAATGAGCTGAGAGAAAATGATGGTAAGCTGATCTATATGTCTTATCATAAACTCTATCCTGGTGTTCAGCAATCATATCATACTTATGTAAAACGACAGTTGAGAGATGGAAGGACATTGAAGAATCTCATGGGAAGAAGTACTCTTTTCCTTGGTGCGATATCTGGTCAGAAAGCAGATGCAACATTTAAGGAAGCTTATTCCTGTATACCACAAGGCACGGTTGGAGATATCATCAATCAGAGAGGTCTTAATTATATCTATTATAATCAGGATTTGTTTGAGCCGATTGAACTTCTTAGGCAGGTTCATGATGAGATTGGTTTTCAGATACCTTTATCGATTGGTTGGGAAGAACATGCAAGAATGTTAAGGTTGATAAAGAGCAGCCTTGAGCAACCTTTAACAACTCATAACGGTAGAACCTTTGTTATACCTGCTGGTCTGACAATGGGAGTTCATATGAATAAAGAAGAAGGAATTGACCCAGAATTTAATGATAACTTGACAGATAATCTGAAGCAGAGCTGGGAGACTTTGAATGAGTAATGATAAGCGAGAGTTAGCGGACTGGTTCGATAGTTATATAGATTACACACATGGCTCTATGGAGGATCTTCACTC